GCCCGTGCCACGCACTAATTCATTAGCTAAATTATTTATTGCAGATCTTATTGCCACAGTTGCGTCATCAACCCTACGGGTTGCATCCAACGTTTCTGCGGTTGTGGGATTCTGCTGATTTTCAACTTCTATTATTCTATTGCGGGTATCAAAAGTACCTAACAAAGCAGTAATTAGAGGATCTAAAACAGCATTATACCTATAAACTTTAAACCCGTTATTCGGGAACCTTACACCAGCCTGAGGCACCGGTTTCCAGACATCGCTAAACTGCTGTTGAACAGTAGTTCTGGCTTGTTGAGTCTGAAACTGATTTCCAAGCGAGTTGGTACACAAATTTAAAAGGTCTGTGGGATCAGCCCAAGCAGACGAAAGATATACTAATTGCGACGGAGAGTTGACAGTGTAAGACATATTTTAAAAGTACGAATCGGATTCCGCGTCAGCTGACTCGGTCTCGTCATTAACCATCTTATTACTTACAACCCTTCCTACCGGCTTTGGGTATAACCCTTTGCCACCATTATTACTATTTCTACCATCGCTACTCCTATTATTATTATAGAACTTTTTCGGACCTCTTTTTGAAGATCTGGTTCGAAAACTACTAAGTCTGGCCGCCATTGGAACATCCTCTATGAACTCATCTACAACTTCTTCGGAAAGTTCTATAGGTCCTTTGTCGGTCACCCTTGTAATCTTCTCCCTCAAACCTAATTTTATATTATTTTTAAAAACTATACACACAGACACAAACTCTAAAGAAAGAGGACAGAATCCAGCACTCATTTTTACACCCTTAATGTTAACAAGAACTTGCCAAATACCCTTCTTCGCATCATCGGTCGTTACACTATAATTGGGAATCACCTTAAACTGAAACCGCTTTTTTGCAGCCCCAGTGTAGTATGACCCGAGGGTAGCTTCATTTGCTCTTTCCATTCTTTTATCGACCAAACAGACACTAACGCCACCGACGCAATTATCTGGAAGGTTCCACTCACCGGTCACAACTAAACCGGCCAAACAAACATAACCACCTTCGATTAGCTTGACACCCTTCAGTAAGTCGACTTCAGACAAGGACTCGTTCTCGCGAGCTAAAACCTTATCGACTTTGGAGATTCTAACACTTTTAACCGGTGTCATCAACGACGGTAAGAACTTTTCAGAATTTGACAAATTAATGAAATCATTGACATTGACCCTACTCTTAACTACTAATGCCATCTAGAAACAACGAACTAAACAACACTTTATCAGACAAGAATTTAACCAAACTTTTATAAACAAACGAACCAGGAGGGGCGGTCTTATGAACCTCCCCTACAGCATCGTCCAACTGCCCGTAATACGCACAGTTGTTCAATGAACTAGCAACATCACATAGAGATCTCCTGAACTCCTCTAAGTGCTCTCTATCCTTGATGTGTTTAGCACCGAGTTTAGATATCAACTTCAGAGGATCATAATACACAATGCAGCCTCTATCATGATGTATGACGTACCTTCCACAGAAGTACCCATATGTTTTTCTGTACAGTTTTGCTTCGAAGTTCCACATCAAATTCGCACATTGCTGCACGTCTGGAAGTTCACAACCCTTCGGGAAATATAGCAAGCTATCATCTCCGCAAAACGCACCTTTGATTGCCTTATCCATGGGTAACATTGAGGCCAAACAGGCGGCAATTATCACAGTGTTTCCAATAAATGTAGTCACGTCGCCACTTTTCCTTTGGTACCACAAGCAAGTTTTAATACCTGCGGTGTAATCTTTTAAAGTGGTCTTCCTGTGACCCTGCTTCCACACTTCCGCCAGAAAATCTTCAAAACCTAGCCTTCTCCAGATTTCATACTCTACAGCACAGTGGAACTCATTTTGAGACTTATCATACTTTGAAATATCTAACTCCAGTATATCCATTGGAACATGACTGTCGAGGTCTGAAAAGAACTCTTCAATCTGCTCCGGAGTTTTTCTTGTGAAGAAGAGAAATCTACTTGAGTCCACACTCTCTAACAATTGTCTTGTCAGCTCACTGAACAAAGGCCCGAAGATTGCGTTGATCTTTTTTGAGTGATACACAATCGTTTGCAGCGCCGGATACTCTGTCTGAATAGACAAATCCAACTTCTGCTTGGGCTGTGCCTTAATCATGTGCCTATACTGATCAACGGCAGGTAGGTCGACAAAGTCAAAATCAGTCAATTGACCGATCGTGACCTGCTCTTGTTTCGCTAACCATCTATTGAGAGACTCCCTACAAAACATAGAAACATTTTTATTTGGTTTTCTTTTTTCTTTTAACATATAGCTACTAAAAAACTTGTCAACTACAAGTGATGCAGTATTCTCTATGTCCACAATCCCAGACAGTTCAGGGGAATTAAAATTCCTCTTGATCATAGCCACTAAGTTTTCCAATAGTCCAGTCTGGCGAGGCATTTCTGCCGCCGTTCGTACCACTGGTATCAAGTGACTTTTTTCCCCCCTTCTTGGCATGATACAAGACTTAGACATATCTAAAGTGCAGTCTTTGACATTCAGTGAAATGTCAGTCAACCTCATGGTAACAGCGTCAAAGTCGTTAAACAATGAACTATTCCCTGGGAGACACTTATCATAGTAAAACTGCAAATCGGATATGTCACCAGTCTTCGGTGCTGCCACAAACAGATTGGTACCAGAAAAAACTGCATCTACCTGTAATTGCTATTGAGTACTAGCGTTAACTTTGTACATATCTAACAGAAAAGTACTAACTTGCTCTAAATCACGCACTATGCTAACTAAAGGATCCATAACTACTGTGTAGTATTTAAAAGACCTTGTATGTCTAGACAAAGCTACAAGCACATGCGGACTCTCACGCGAAATTATAGAAACCGGCGTAGGCGTTAACCTGACCAGCGACACATCCGCGTAAGTTTCTCCTTGCACCTCGTGCACAGTATGAACATCTTTGTAACCTCTTGACAATAAAGCATCCTTGTCAAACTGAGTAAAAGTGAGAATCTTACCCTCCATTGGTTTCGAAACTGGATTAATGGCGCCAGCACCTTTAACCATTTCTTGACTTACCGAACGCTTCTCACTAGACGTGCACATTACATGTCCGTCGTACCTCTGATTCAAGAAGAAAGTAACATCAGCAGGACAACGCAGCGTAATACGCCTTGTTTCCACCTCGTCCACTTCCAGTTTAGCAAAATGGGCTGGGTATGGGAAACCTGTGACTCTGTTGATATATGGAATTTGCTGCGTGTCTCCGTAAACATATGCAATATCGCACAAAGACATAGACACGAGAAAATTCACACAACCAGTGTGCAACATCAAACCTTCGTCGATGAACAACCTCTTAAACTGACAGCGTGCAACTTTTCCGTAATTCATCATGAAAGAATCGACGGTCCTTACATTGTCCTTCGTGGCTACGATAACTCCTGAGGCGTTCGCACGTCTCTTGATCATTTCCGCAGCTTGCTTGCCAGGTACTAAGATCAAATCCTCTTCAAAATTAACTCTCGAAAGGATTTCTTTGGTTTTTCCACACCCTGGGACGCCATCCACGAGTACGACTCTTGCTGTGCTAACATGTGGTTCACCATTATGAAGCAACTTCCTTAGAGTTTTAAGCTTGGCCATGTCAGAATAAACGACTGATTCAGAACTGACAGCCACTCTCCTCCAAGAATCGCATGTAACTATCCCTTGTTCATCGTACTCCAAAAGTGCAACATGGTATTTCCTCGCGTGAGTTTCCACCACTCCCCATGCGTGACTCTTAGCAGTGGGTTTGATTAGCCATTTCCTTGACACCACGTCGAAGACTCCAAACTTTTGACGGGTTTCCAAATCAATAGCAGCTGTGTCCTTTAGGATCTTGACAAGATTCGACACCGCAGCAGATAGTGATGCTACCAGGCTATCGATAAAGTTTTTCATTTGCTGAACTTTAATCGGACCTGTGTACACAATCGAGCTCATCTGTTTGCGAATTAACGACTCTGCCGTTGCCATATGAAACTGCTCCAATGATTCTATTTCCTCGTTCCTTGTATAGGACGACTCCGGATGGTCTCCGATAAGACCTGCTAATTGTAACTCACCCCTTGCCATTGAACCTTTCATGGAGGGCTCTTCCACATCACGAGAGGTAACCACTAGTGCACCTTCTGAAGCCTTCTCTGAATCATGCAAAGCCAATGCGACGTTTGCTTCTGTTGGTTGTTCAAACGTGAGCGTGAGACCACTCTCATTGCTCATCACTGCCACTATAACCTTTGCAGCTGTCATTGGGTCCACCTCCAAATTTTGGCACATCTGGGAAAAAACATCAACATCGAATTTGTCGGACTCTTTAAGAACAGACAGTTCCGAAAGGGCGTTGTACATCACTTCTGTTTCTTCCATCCTTTTTCTTATGTCAAGTGCAGGCATATCCACCGAGGCTTTGTACTCGGTCACTAATCTATCATGGAAAGTCACGTAAAGATCAGGCACCCTAATCTCTAACGCGTCACCAGCCACTTTGATCAGTTTCCTGTTCAAAAGTCTTTCTTTTATCGACGGGAAAGCGCTGCCAAAAGCCAATGAAATCTCATCCCATATATGTTG